AATTGACAACGTAGATAGCTCGCAAGTGCTTGATTATCTGTAAGTTAAATAGGAGATTCCGTGTAAATAATACACGAGATGCGTAATTATATTATTAACCAATCTAATTTTTTTTTATGGAATTGACACAAAAATTAGCAACCATTCAAACCAAGTTAAAAGCAAAAAAAAGTCGCTTTAACAAATTTGGCAACTATTATTATAGATCTGCCGAAGACATCTTAGAAGCTTTAAAACCATTCTTACTTGAGCTAGATGTAACCGTAACTACAACAGAGGAACTTATATCAAATGATCCTTCAGTAATTCAATCAACAGCAACCATTAGAGATCATCTAACTGAGCTTTCAGCAACGGCAGTAGTAGGCGTTGATGTTATGTTTAAAGGGCAGGCAATGCCTCAAAGATATGGCACAGCAAGTTCTTATGCTAAAAAGTATGCATTAGGTAATTTATTTTTAATTGATGATACAGCGGATGCTGATGCTACAACTGCTTCAAATGATAACTGGATTCCAGAAGCAAAAGAATATTTAAAAAAAGGCGGATCATTAGAAAAGATTAAAAAGAAATATAAGCTTACACCTGAATTAGAACAAGAATTAAGTACACTTTAGATGAATCATAAAGAGATAATAGATAAGCTGAGGGAAGATAAACATTATTATGGTAAATTTGGTCAACAATATTTAAGTAATTCAAATATTAAAACACTTTTAAATGACCCTGAAAACCTATATAATCCTATAAATAAAACGCCTGCTATGCTTATAGGCGGGTACTTCCATACTATTATACTTGAACCTGAAAAAGTTAAGTCTTTTAAAATTATAGAAAGCTCTAGTAGAAATACAAAACACTATAAAGAAATTTCAGACGGTGAGATGTGTTTATTACAAGAAGAAGCTGATATGGTTGAAGCAATGACTGATAAGCTTTTGAAAAATAGATTTATAGAAAGCTTAATTACAGGTTCTAATATGATTTACGAAGAGCCCGCTATGGGATTAATTAATAATGTTAAATGGAAAGCTAAGGCTGATATAATTAATTATGATGAGCATTTAGTTATTGATTTGAAAACTACAACAAATCTTGACAATTTTAGATTTAGTGCTTCTAAATTTAATTATGACAGCCAGGCTTACATTTATAATAAACTTTTTGGATTTGAAATGGTATTTATAGCTATGGATAAAAACACACATAAAATTAAATTGTGTGATTGTTCTGAAAAGTTTTTACAAAGAGGAGAAGATAAAGTAATAAAAGCATGCGAAATGTTTGATTTACATTATAATACACCTAACTTTGACCCTAACCAATATTTTATAAACGAAACACTTTAAATTTTATTATATGGCAACTATTTTAAACACAAGTATTAATTTATCAAAGGTCCCAAAGGACAAAATTATTGAAGGTAAGAAAGGAAAATACTTACCTGTAACAATTACTATTAATGATGATATTGATCAATTTGGTCAACAAGGATCACTTACTGTTCAACAAACTAAAGAACAACGCGAAAGTAAAGAACCTAAAGTTTACTTAGGCAATATAAATGTTGTTTGGACTAATGGACAAAATGTAGAGCCTGCGCCCAGAGATAATATACAGTCGGCGCCTGTAGCCCCTAAACCTCAACCTGTAGCAGATGATTTACCGTTTTAATAAATACTATGACGTAATCGAAGATAAATGGATTTATGTTCATTACGATGAAAACAACGAACCAGTACTAAAAGACGAAAATTAAATGCAAATAAATACTCAAGAAATAAATGGTTACGCAATTGAAAGCTTCAACCAATATGATCTTGAAGAAGGAAAGACGCAGGGGATTTGTCCCCTGTGTTCATCTGATAGGAAGTTATCTAAACAAAAATTAAAGTGTGCATCGTATGATTGGCAAACCGGGCTTGGTACTTGTCATAACTGCAATACTACATTTCAGTTACACACTTATAAAAGAAAAGGTGATAGCACAAAAGAATTTGTGCGACCAGTAAATGAAAATATTTCTCCTGTTAAAAACACTAAGGTTGAAGATTGGTTTAAACTGCGTGGTATTAATAAAAATACGTTACAAAATTTAAAAATATCTGAAGGCCCTGAATGGATGCCACAAACAGGTAAAGAAGAAAATACTATTAAATTTAATTATTTTATTGGTAATGATTTAATTAACATAAAATATAGAGATGGTAGAAAAAACTTTAAACTATTTAAAGGAGCCGAAAAAGTATTTTATAATATTAACAGCATTGTTGGGTATAACAGCTGTATTATTGTGGAAGGCGAGATGGATGTTTTATCTTTTCATGAAGCTGGAATACGAAACGTGGTCTCTGTCCCGAACGGCGCTACAATAAATAATAATAATTTAGATTACTTAGATAACTGTATAGATTATTTTGATGATAAAGAAAAAATAATTTTAGCAGTTGATAAAGACGAAGCAGGACAAGCCTTGCAACAAGAATTAATTAGACGTCTTGGTGCAGAGGTTTGTTTTATTATAGACTTCGATGATTGCAAAGATGCTAATGAATATTTATTAAAATATGGAACTGAAAGATTATCAAAGCTTGTACAAAAGGCGAAGGCCGTACCGCTCGAAAACGTCACAACGTTCAATGACATTGAGGGAGAAATTACAGATTTTGTTGAAAATGGATTTAAAAAAGGTTATCAAGTTGGTTTACAAAATTTTGATGAAATATTTTCAACGTATACCGGCCAGTTTATTACTGTTACTGGCATACCTTCTTCTGGTAAGTCTGATTTTGTTGACCAAATGGTCGTAGGATATAATCAAAATTATCAATGGAAAACAGCTTTTGCATCACCTGAAAATGCACCAACATTTTTACATGCTCACAAACTAATGCGAAAAGTGTGGCAAGACATGCCACAAAAGTCCGACATTGGTGGAGCAAAATGGCAATCAATAGCTAAGCATGTTAATGAAAATTTCTTTTTTATAGATATGGAGCGCTATACTTTAGAATCAGTTTTAAAGAAAGGAGCTGAACTTGTTAAAAGAAAAGGAATTAAATGTTTAGTTATTGATCCATTTAATAAAGTAAGAGACGTAAATTGCAAGACAGAAGATGTGAATAGGTATACAATGGAATACCTTACTAAGATTGAAATATTTGCTAAAAAATATGATGTATTAGTTATAGTTGTAGCCCACCCTACTAAAATGTATAAAGATAAAGATGGCAAAATTGAAGAACCAACTATGTATAATATTAAAGGCGGCGGCGAGTGGTATGATGCATCTTATCATGGTTTACTCATTCACCGCGATTATGATAATAAAACTGTTAAAGCCAAAGTGCTCAAAGTTAAATTCCAAAACTTAGGCGAAAATGGTGCAGAAGCACATTTTAGATGGGAATATAAATCAGGTTGTTTTATACCTATATATCCTGAAACAAATCATTTAGAAGAAATGCCATGGGAAGTGGATTAAAAAAACCTAAAAATTATAAAGGGTTAAATAAGTATCATGAAAATTTAAATAATGAGGAACAATTGCATTTTAATTATTGTATTAATAATAATTATCGCATATCTCCTAAACCTGCTACAAAGGGATTATTCCCAGATTCTTGGTATGTAGAAGTTAGATTAGGGGCGTATAAAAAAGGTGAGAAGGCACATATTTCACCTATATCTTATGATGATAAAGGAATATGGCCGGCAATAAAAAAAGCAAGAAAATATTATTATGAAAAACGTACAAAATGAATATAGAAGATTATTATCAGATATACTCTACGAAGGATTACCTAAAGAAGATCGAACTAACACAGGAACACAGGCTGTCTTTGGACGAATGCTTACTCATGATATGGCTCATGGATTTCCATTATTAACCGCTAAAAAAATATATTTTAATCATGCAATTACGGAATTATTATGGATACTACAGGGTCGTACTGACATGTATTACTTACGCCATCACGGCGTTTCTTATTGGGATGATAATTATACAAAATCAGGTAGGACTGATAACACTCTTGGCCCTGTTTATGGCAAGCAGCTTCGTAACTTTAATGGTGTTGACCAGCTTAAGTATATTCTCGAGCAAATTAAACAAGACCCGAGCTCGCGGCGCATTATGGCAAGCTTATGGAATCCCGTTGAATTGGATGATATGGCACTTCCTCCTTGTCATTATGGCTTTCAAGTATATATAAATAATAATAAATTAAGTTTAGCTTGGTCACAAAGATCAGTAGATGTATTTTTAGGTTTGCCTTATGATTTAGCAATGTATGGCTTATTATTACTTATGTTAGCTAAAGGTTCAGGCTATGAGCCAGGAGAACTTATTTGTTTTTTAGGAGATTGCCATTTATATAGTAATCATATTAAACAAGCCACACAATATTTAAATAGGGTTGATAGTAAATTGCCTACTGTAGAATTAAAAAAAGGGTTATCTTTAACACACGAGGTTGATATACCTGAGCATGAAGACATTACTTTAATAGACTATAATCCTGCAACAGTTATAAAAGCACCTTTAGCAACATAAAATATGTATTTTATTTATCACGTACCGGGTAAAAAAATAGGGGTTACACGTAATCTTAATAAGCGTGTAACGGCTGTCCAGGGTTATCAGTTAGATGAATATGAAGTTCTTGATTCTAGTGATGATATAAATTATATATCTGACCGGGAAATAGAACTTCAAAAGTCTTATGGTTATAAAGTTGACAGACAAAAGTATAAAGATTTATGTAATCAAAAATTAAATAAAATGAAAATAAACGTTACCGAACAAACCACAACATTTCCAGTTCCTAAGCTACAGCTTAATAATTGGCTTAGAGATCACTTAGATTTTTCTTGGGAAACTTCACATGGGGAATTTAAATTAGATCCTGAAACTATTAATTGGATTTTATTAAACTGCAAAAAATCCATGTACAATGACAAGCGCAGTTATATTTATAACAAAGCTTATTATGAAGCTTTTTTAAATCCTAAAAACAATCTTACACCTATTGTTGAAACAATTGAAATATTTAACAATATTAGAAGTTGGGCTGAAGAAAGAGGTTTGTATGAAAAAGGAGATACTAAAACACAGCTAATTAAATTATATGAAGAATCTGGAGAATTATCACAAGCCTTACTTAAAAATAATAAAGAAGATATTATTGATGCTATTGGTGATAGCGTTGTTGTTCTTACTAATCTTGCCCACCTTGTCGACACCGATATTGAAACTTGTATTCAGTCTGCTTATGATGAAATATCTAGTAGAACTGGTAGAATGATTAACGGAACATTTGTAAAAGATGAATAAGAAAGAAATAAAATTTAGAGATCCAGTAGTAGAGCGAGTAGTAGATAAATTTGTAGATAGATCCGATGTAGGCTTTGAAAAATATAAAATAACACTTGATAAAGATCCATCTGATATGTTTATTTGGATGAATCACTTGCAAGAAGAATTAATGGATGCTGTATTATATCTTCAAAAGCTTAAAGAAAACACCACTGAAGAACTTCAAGAAGTAATGTTAAAAAATATAAATAAAACATTTGGTGATGATTAAACGACGACCATATAAAAAAAGAAAACGTGGTCCAGTTGTTTCTAAAAAAGTATCGTATGATGGCATTAACTTTGCGTCAGGCTTAGAAAGATATATGTATATGGCTTTAAAAAAAGCTAAGATACGATCAAAATACGAAGGTGAAACTTTTGTTTTATTAAACGGTTTTCATTTTGAAAACGAAGTATATGAAAGACAATCAAATGGAAAGGGCGATTATAAAAATAGGGGATGCAAAAGAATATTACCTATTAAATATACACCAGATTTTATAGGAGATACTTTTATAATTGAAACAAAGGGTAGAGCTAATGAATCATTTCCAATGCGCTGGAAGCTATTTAAGCAACTTGTAATGAATCAATTCCCAAACTATACACTATACAAACCACAGAATCAAAAAGAATGCGACAGAACAGTAGAGTTGATCCTCGAGAAGCAAAAAAAATAGCTCGCATTAAATATGCGGATAGACAAATTGATAAATTTATTAAATGGAGTATTGAAACAAGAGGGAGGCTTTTATATAGAGAACTTGTTGAATTACATGAAACGCACAATATAAAATGTTATGGCAAAAATAATATTAAATAATTACAAAACAAAAAATAAAGTAAAGCGTCCTAATGTGCACGCAAAAAGCAAAACCTCACAACTTAAAAAAAGCAAAAACTATGTTAAAAAATACCGAGGGCAGGGAAGATAAAGGTTGGGAATTAAGCATTGGGTTTTATCCCGGTATATTGTTAGGAATAAGATCATATCTTAACACTGATTATAATGAGCATGTTGTATATTTACCGTTCGTAGATATTTGTTTAATAATAGATAAATAATAAATGGGACTATTTGATTTAAGAGTAGCATATAAACCTTTTGATTATCCAGAATATTATACTGAGGGTTGGTTAAAACAGGCACAAGCTTTTTGGTTACATACAGAAATACCTATGTCTGGTGACGTAAAGGATTGGAATGAAAAATTAACTAAAGAAGAAAAAAATTTAGTAGGCAATATACTGTTGGGCTTTGCACAAACCGAGTGCGCTGTATCCGATTATTGGACACAAAAAGTTGTGGCTTGGTTTCCTAAACATGAAATACAACAAATGGCTATGATGTTTGGTAGCCAAGAAACAATTCACGCTGTTGCTTACAGTTATTTAAATGAAACATTAGGACTTGAAAATTTTGAAGCATTTTTACAAGATGACGCAACTATGGAAAGGTTTGATAACCTCGTTGCTTATGAAGGATCTGAAAAAATTGGTATCGCAAAATCCTTGGCTATCTTTTCTGCTTTTGCTGAAGGAGTTAGTTTATATTCTGCTTTTGCTGTATTATATTCTTTTCAATTAAGAAATTTACTAAAAGGTATTGGGCAGCAAATGAAGTGGTCAGTACGAGATGAATCTTTACATAGTAAGATGGGTTGTCAACTGTTTAGACATATGTGCGAAGAAGATCCTAAACTATTAAATAAATGTAAAACAGAAGTGCTTGATGCGGCCAAAACTATATTGCATGCAGAAGAAAAATATATTGATAAAATGTTCGAGCTTGGAGACATTGAAAATCTTAAAGCCTACGACCTCAAGCAATTTATTAGAAAACGACTTAACGAAAAGCTGCATGAGCTTGGGTACGCAAACAGTGGGCTCAACTTTGAGTTTAACAAAAAAGCAGCAAGTAATCTCGATTGGTTTTACCATCTTACCGGTGGGCATACTCATACTGATTTTTTTGCTGTTCGTCCAACAGATTATTCAAAAGCAAACGAAGGAGAAGATTTTGAAGATATATGGTAAAGCTAAAAGCATTAGTAAAAGAAAGAAAGTTAACACCTTTAGAAAGGCTATCTAATAGGCTGGGCTATATGGGGGCGGGATTTATAATGATTTCGCCATATTTATTACCTGATGCTATTGGTGCTGTAACTTATGTAGCTGGCGGTATATTATCTTTGCCGCAAGTTTTTGTAGCAAAACAATGGAATTTAGTAGTGGTTAATTTAAATGTAACATTTGGTTATTTAATTTATTTATATAATGCTTAAATTTCAATGTTCTTCATGTGGGGCCTGTTGCGCAACGGCAGGATCTGACGGTAGAATGCCTAATAGGGGAGATGGAGCATGCGCACATTTAACTAATGAAAATTTATGTGCTATATTTGATGATAGGCCTGATATATGTAGAGCGGATTATATGCACAAACAAATCCAAAAAACATACCCTCATGTAGATAAATACGAGTATTATGTAAAAGCCACAAAAGTATGTCATATGCTTATAGATTTATATGAATTAGATGAATCTTATAAAATACCAATATCTGTTTATAATGAACAATTAGAAAAAATACAACAAACTATTATAAATAAAATGAAATGAAAGAAAGTAAATTAGTAGACATGCATAGAAGCGTTGAAGCTCTTAAGCGTGTTACGCAACAGGTATTAAATGAAGTATCACACCTTAGAGAATTGGGTATTGGTACATTAGAGCTAGTTAAACTTATGGATGGATATGATGAAGCTTTAGAAAAATTACAAACTAAAGTTACAACTAAACCTGAAGAAGAAAAAAAATTAGACTTAGATGTGGAATAGCGATTGGAAAAAAGGTGAAGACTATCCTGTTTGGGGTGATACAGATGTTTATAAAAAAACTATTACCGGTGGCTATTTAATTAATGGCGAATCACCTAAGGATGCATATGAGCGAGTTGCTAAAACTGTAGCAAAGCGTTTATACAAGCCAGAACTGGCCGAAAAGTTTTTTGATTACATATGGAAAGGCTGGCTGTGTTTAGCTTCGCCTGTGCTATCTAATACAGGCTCAGATCGTGGATTGCCTATTAGTTGCTTCGGTATTGATGTAGCAGACAGTGTACATGATATTGGTACTAAAAATTTAGAAATGATGTTACTAGCAAAACACGGTGGGGGTGTTGGTATCGGAATTAATATGATTCGTCCCGCCGGAGCTAGAATAACAAACAATGGAACAAGTGATGGAGTGGTGCCGTTTTGCAAGATATACGATTCAACAATACTTGCCACTAATCAAGGATCTGTCAGAAGAGGAGCTGCTTCAGTTAATATCAATATTGAACATCCCGACTTTGATGAATGGGTTGAGATCAGAGAACCTAAAGGGGATATCAATAGACAATCCCTCAACCTCCACCAGTGTGCTGTGGTCGGCGACAAGTTTATGCGAAGACTTGAAGCGGGAAATATGGAAGCGCGAGGCAAATGGTCTAAGCTCCTCCAAAAGCGCAAAGCTACTGGAGAACCTTATATCCTTTTTAAAGGAAACACAAACAAAAATAATCCAACAGCATACAAAAAGAACAGTCTAAAAGTACATATGACTAACATTTGTAGCGAAATAGTATTGCATACAGATGAAAGCCATAGTTTTGTTTGTTGTTTATCTTCAGTTAACTTAGATAAATATGATGAATGGAAGAATACCAATCTGATATACGACGCCACATGGTTCCTGGACGGTGTGCTAGAAGAATTTATCCAGAAGGCAAAGAATATGAAGGGATTCGAGAACTCTGTACGCAGTGCGGAAAAAGGGAGGGCTCTTGGGCTTGGTGTCCTTGGGTGGCACAGCCTGTTACAGAAAAACGGAATTGGTTTCGAAAGTTTATTAGCGCAATTCAAAACGCGAGAAATTTTTTCAAAAATAAAAATTGAAACTGAAAGAGCATCAAGAGCATTAGCTGAAACATACGGTGAACCTTTGTGGTGCGTAGGTACTGGATTTAGGAATACTCACCTTAGAGCTATTGCGCCTACGGTATCTAATAGTAAATTAGCAGGTAATGTATCGCCGGGAATTGAACCTTGGGCTGCTAATGTATTTACAGAGCAATCTGCAAAAGGTACATTTATACGTAAAAATAAAGAACTTAAAAAAGTATTAAGAAAAGTTGGAATCGACACTAAAGAAACTTGGGATAAAATTTTGGAAGATGGTGGATCCGTTCAAGGAATTAAACAACTTGACGGATGGTATTACGATCACGGAGGAAGACTTAACCAAGAAGAAGGAGAATCAGTAAAAAATGTATTTAAAACATTTAAGGAAATAAATCAATTAGAATTGATTAGACAAGCAGGAATAAGACAAGACTATATAGATCAGTCTGTAAGCTTAAATCTTGCGTTTCCGTCGGAAGCAACGCCAAGATGGCTGAATACCGTGCATTTTGAAGCTTGGAAACAAGGGGTGAAGACTTTATATTATACTAGGACAGAATCTGTATTAAGAGGTGATATAGCTGCGGCGGCTATGGATCCTGATTGTTTAAGTTGTGACGGTTAATACGTCCAGATAGTTGTTTCAGGCGCATTAGGATAGCCAATTCCAACGTGTACAAAATTACTTTTACGCGATATTCCTATGCGTCTGAATCCAACTTTAATAGCTGCACTTACTAAATTAAATGTATTTTCACCGCCAGCGCATTTAATATCTACAGCAGCGCCATATGTGTGCTCACCTGGTTTGCTTTTTACAATTTCTACAGGATGAGAAGCAGATCTATATGAAGAATTAAGAATAATAGGTTGGCCATATTCTTCACGAAGCTCGTCAAGCATGGTTAACAATTTGGGATCCATTTTATCTATATTCCCTTTAAAATCATCTTTGTCGTTAAAATATTTCATTTTTCACCACATTTTTTACTAGGATTAGCTACTTGCCTCCAGTCTTCTTTTTGAAACCAATCACGCAGTGTACCGCCTTTTGTGCTTGCGCCTTTTACGTTTGTTTTAGAGTCTCTTTTGTACTTACCGGCTTTCCCCGCTTTTCTTTTAGCACGTACAACTTTACCTTTTTCAGCTTTACTCATGCTGCGTATTTTAGCAAGAGGTAGGCAGGCTTTTGTCGTGCCACCACCTTTTTGTTTTTGAAACGGAGAATTGTTTTGTTCGAATGACATAGTTATTTCTTTTTAGGTGTGTGATTATAACCTAATTTTTTGAGCCTGTTGTGATCAGCCATAGTTTTAGCTGTTTTAACTATGCCAGTTTTACTGTACATTTTGTGTACTTTAAATTTTTTTGCCATAATTATTTCTTTTTTGATTTACCCATTTTACCTGGCCCGCCGGCAGAAGTACATCGCACACCCCACCCTGAAGCATAAGCAGATGGCCATACTTTAAATTTTCTTTTTGCTGCGGATTTGCAAGGCCCGCTAATTTTTGCATACAACGGTGATTCCATATTATCTAGTTTTAAATTCTCTTTGTTTACCCCTGGTTCTAATTTTTCTTTGTTTACCTCTAGTCTTTTTTGGTTTTGGCTGTTGTATTCCTAATTCCCATTCAGACCATCCCGCTATTAGCATCATTCTTTGTAAACCTGTAATATCTTCTCTTGTTGAGTTTCTAACATTATCTACTTTTTTAATAACTCTATCAAGCGGGACATTTACAGAAGCAGATATAACATTTGCGCCAGCCATATATGCTGGATTATCTAAACTAAATCCTTTTTTGCGCATTTCATCTTTGTTCCATTCATATGATTTAAAAGCACTTCTTATTTTTTGAGCTTTAGATTGAACAGGTGGAGATACACCTAGCAGCTGTATTACAGCAGTTTCAGCATAATCTGGTCGACTTTTTTCTGATTCTTTTATAATTCTCATTAAAGTATTTTTTAATGTTGAAGCAATAGCTCCGTAAACACCAATACCTCTAAGCAGCCCATCAGCCATTCCATTCGCAACGTCTAAATACTTTTCTTCTTTTTTCTTTTCATCTTCATCATCATCACCAAAGGCTAAAGCAAATACAGCTTTTTGAAGCATGTTAAATATAAGATTTTGCACTGCTCCGTAATAAATAAGCTTAGATATATTTGTTTTAGCATCCCCACGGCCATTTATAAGATCACTAGCAGCTTTTTTAGTTAATCTAGCATATTGCGCCGGTGTATTTGCAAAAGCTAATATGGTGCGTCCTAAAGGACCCGCTTGTTGTGCACTAATTCTATCAGGTCTTGAAGACTGTTGTGATTCTTCGGCAATTTCTCTAAAATCTTGTAATGCTTTTTCTTGCGCATCGGCTTCCGTTAAGCCTTGCTTTATGTAAGATTTAATTCTATTTCTATAAAATGTAGCGCCCCCTGATGCAATTGCAAAGCTATCTGCCATTTGTGTAGGTAAAAATCCTGCTTGAAGTATTTTGCTTACAACTCCACGGGCTCCGCCTTTAGTTGCTGCTTCAGCTATTTCAGATTCACTTACATTAAATCTTAAACCACCGCGCCTTTCTTTTAAAAAATCAGAGTTAAATAAAAACTTAAAGTCTTTCCAATATTGTGGTTGATTAGCAAAAGCTTTTCCAGCCTTGTAAAGATTATTATCACTCCAATTAATAAAGTTAATAGACGATAAAGTTTGAAGCACTGCTGATCTAGTATTAAAAAACATAATAGCACCAACGGAATTATTTAACCAATCTGTAAATCTGCCAGCAAGTGAATCACTTGTAAACGGCTTATTTCTACCGGTTTTCATTCTTTGAAGTATATTTTCTAATGCTTTTCTATATGGCTTTCCAAATGCAGCTTCAAGCTTATTCATATTTTCTTCAGAAAATATTTCATCTACATTAGTTTGCCATTGCTCTAAATACTTTTTTCTTTTAATAGAATTTACACTATCTAATAAATCAGTAGTTATTGTTCCGTTTAACCATCCTTCTTTAGGCGCAGAATATTGATCACCTTTTTGTATTGCTATAAGCTGATCAGCAAACAATTTAAGCTCTGGACTATTGTTTACATAATCAACTAGTTCTTTTTGATCTGTTTTAAATAAACCTGGTATATTATTGCCTTGCTCATTCCATATATAAGTTCTTACAGCTTGTTCTTTTGTATATTCATCAAAACCTTTTTTCTTAAGATTCTTAGGTATAATTTTTAAATCATTTTTAAGTGTTTTATAATCTTCAAACATGGCTACGCGGGCGGCAGATATATCATTCATTGCTCGAGCATAAGGATTTAATAGATTATCTTTATACCATTGCATTTGCCTATCGCCTACTTTACCTTTGGCTAGTGTTTTATATATAAGACCTATAAAGTCTTCGGCACTAGGCGGAATAAAGAAATTAAATTTACCTTTACTTGCCCCTCTTACTTCTGCTTTAGCTGGTGAAAATCTTTTATATGTTGCAATTCCAGTTTTAGCTTCAATAATATCATTAAAATCTTCGTTTAATCTTTGTGATTTACTATATTGTTTTCTAGCTTCGCTGGCTTTATCATCCAGCTCTTGCATGCGAGTCAACACTTCTGCATTAGTAAGTGCTCCTTCTAATTGTAAAGATTTAGGTAATTTTTTATTATTTTTTGCGGCGGCTTTAGAAATAGATTTACTTAAAGCTTGTTGGCCTTTAACTTCTTTGCCCTCAGAATTAATGCCTAATTCTTCTCCAAAAGAAATTTTACCAGTGCCGTTTTCTTTTATAAAAATTATATTATTTGGATCTATGCCTCCGTTAATTGCCGCTACTTTAGAGTTAAAATACCTTTGCCACCAATTAGTCCATGAATCATCAAATGCATTTTTATACCCCGCTTTATCTAATTTTGTATTATTTTCGGGGCTTATAGCAATTATAAAGTAATTTTTCTTAACTCTTTTAAATTCTTTATCAAAGGTGGGGCTAGTTTCTTTATTGTTACGATCTGTTAAAATTGCACGCATCAAAGCTCTATATGCATTAGTAGATTGCATAGCGTGCTCATAATATAATTTTTTTGAACCTGGTTCGTATCCTATTATAGGCGCTCCCATTCTATGCGGATTTGTAGGCTCATTAATAGAATTAGATAAAAAATAAGTTATTGGAATAGCTAAATCAGGATTTTCTTTAATAGCTTGATTAATATCTTTCCACATTTTATCAAAAACCTTAGAATGTTTTTTATTATAAGCTGCTAATTTTCCAGATGTAATACTTTTTATAAATTTTTCAACAGTATTACCAATAGCCTGAGTTGGCTTTGTTCTTCCCTCTGTTACACGAGCAGCTAATATTTTATCTTTTTTAAGTTGAGCTAGTTGTACCCTAAGATATTCGGCTACTTTTGTGTCTTTAATAATTTTATCCGGAAATTGTAATACGCTAGAATTTAATAACTTATAATCATTTGTATTAAAAATAGAAGCAAGCTGTTTTATATCATTTATATACCTATCTACATCGGTATTTTTTTCCATGGGATAAGCTTCAATTCCAAAATCTGAAAGTAACGTTTGATCTGGTTTACTTAAACTAAATAAAATTGCACTCCCTTTGCCGGTTTCAATATCAGTTTTTTGTTGAGGAGTTAAGTTTTTTTGCAGTCTCACCTCTTGATTTGTAGCAAATTTAGCAAGTACATTAATTAAACCTTTAGCTGTTTGAGCTTGTTTATCTCTAGGCCCAGCGGTTCTTTTCCCATCAATTATACCTATAGCTTTTAAAATTGAATCGTTATTAATGCCTTTTAATTTTTTATAAGCAATTAACCCAGCTTTTTTAGTGCCTCTTGCTAATCTTTCGTATAAGTTAATGTTTTTTAACACATTATTTGGCACACCAGTTGCAGTGCCTATAAGGCTTTCACTAACTGGAGCGCCTTCTAAAACAGCTGCTTCAGGCAAAACTTGTCTAATTAAGTCTATGTTTTCTTCAATAAAACTTATTACTTTACCAAGCTCCGCCTGCGTAAAATTAGAGCTGCCAGCAAACTTTTTAGCAGGTATTCCAATAGCTTTTGCGAAAACTTTTATTGCAGCGTTGGGTAACGTCTTAAAGGTAAGTTGGTCTTCGGTTAAATTTAAATCTGCAACAGCTTCTTTAAGCTCTTGTTTTTCTTTTTCATTAAGAATACTACTAACTAGCTTTTTACCCTGCTCAGGGGCTACTTTAGCTGTTTCAGTTGGCTCTATTGCAATATCAGCTGTTTCAGTTATATCTAAAGTTATACCAGGCCCACCAAATTCCTCTGTTGATTCAATACCTAATTCTTTAGCTAAAGAGTTTGCTCTTAAATACCCTCGGTTAACAATAAAAGCCTCAAGATCTTGCTTACCTTGTGTAAACTCATTAACAGCCATAGTAGCTAAATTACTTTTTAAAGATTCTCTATAATCTTCTCTACTTACATTTTCTTTTTGTTCTGCAGCTATTTTGTCGTATAAAGCTTTTGTCCTATTTTCAGCAACTTTTGAAATAACAGGGTCTATTATATTTAATAGTTCCCCTTGTAGTCTTTGTTCTCTAGCGCTAGGAGTATATTCTTTGCCAAGGCTTTCAGCAACAGCTGTAGTTTTTTCTTTTAATTTTTGTAATTCTACAATTTTATTTTCGGCATCTGTAGTAACTTCTGGAGTTAAACTTTTAGACAGTTCTTGCTCCCCCTGTACTATGCCTTTAGTTACCGCTGGATCTACATTTATTTGACCCTTTTTAATATTTTTTTGATAATCTTTTATAAAATTATAAACTTGTTTGCCGTCTTTAAATTCAATATTAGCAAATCCTTTTTCTTTTAGTATATTAGTTAAGTAATCCTTTAATTTAGTAAATAAATTTTCATTATAAGTTATTTCGTTTTTACCAATAGCATCAGAAAAAGCTGTTAAATATTCTTCATTATAAAAATCTTCTTTAAATTCAATTAAAACTTTGCCGTCTTTATTAGTAATAGTATTTAATATATTTTCTTCAGTAATCTCTTTATTGCTTTTATCTTTTAAAGCGTCTTGATATTCTTTTTCATTATTAAAAGAACTATATCTGTAATTATCATTTATTCTTTTTTGTATTATATTGAATTCTTTAGTAGATAAATTATTTTTAAATTCATTAATTATTTTATTTTTCTGATCTTTATTTGAAAAAGAACTTCTTAAGATTTTATGTAACAATTCATGGCTACCAACAGTAACAGCCCTGGTTTTTGCCGCTTGCTCTTTGTTAATTACAATTTTGCCTTCTTCTGTAATAAATCCGTCTGCTTCAAAATCAACGCTGGGGTATGCTTTTTTAAATTCATCAATAGTTTCATAAATTTCTAAATCTTCTTCTCCCACAACTTTTGCTATAACATCCGCTTCTTTTTGAATCATTATAGCATGTATCCTGTTTTGAGATTTGTTATAAACGCTTTGGTAGCCTTTTAATGCAGCTGTATATTGTTTTTGATTTATATCTCCGCTTTCTAATTCTTGATTTAACTTATCTACTTTGGCGGCTTGAGCCAACGCTAAATCACCCGCAGAATTTATTTCCGTAATTTCTTGTTCTGATAATTGTTCTACTTTAGAATTATTTTCTTCAACAATTTTTCGAAGTCGTTCTTTAGAAGAATCTATACTTTCTTTAATTCCTTCTTTTACAGTAACACTTCTTGCTCTATTATATTGACGTGTTTTTTCAGATATAACATTTAATTCATTATCAATTTCAGCGGATTGACTAGGAGTTCTAGAGTTGTTGCTCGCTAAAAGCATACCACTCCCCTTAATTCCAGCACCACCAAACGCGCCTTGTAGTCCAGATTCAAAACCTTGTTGAGAAAAAACAGAATCTATAAAAGTATTTGCAGCTTCAGATGAATCGCCTGTTTCTCCTAATTTATTATTAAATTCTTCAGCTCCATATTGAAACATTTCTGTTAACGCTTCAGTGCCACTAGCATTTATAAGCTTCATTGTTTTAGCCCCAAAAGCTTTACGAAGCACATTGTTAGCTATTTTTGCTTTAGTTTCTTTACCAATAAGTTCTCTAAGACCGGTATTTTCAGCCCAGCCTTGCAAAAATCCAATGCCCACGGGAATAGCCACCTCAGCTTCATCGTCTTTAATTAATTGATTAAGCGATTTTCCTTTTCTTTTAGCCAGCCCTTTATTATAATTCACATAATTGTCTGCTGCATAGTCAAAAACAAAACCAGTTCCCCCTGTAAACATACCATATAACGCACTTCCAATTGCATTTATAAAAGAACTAGCTATTGCAGCTCCTCCTTTTAAAATTTCACCCTCTTTAAAACTTTCAATTATTTCTAATGTTGGTTTTTTTTCAGCTTTTTGTTTTTCTCTTTCGGCTATTTTTTCTAATATTTCTTCTTGAGAACTTAATCCTGAAGTTAAAAACTCGCTATCTTTGTTTTCTTTAATAAATTCTTGAACGTCTTGTTCACCAAACATGTAATTAGCAATAGTAGCAGAGGCTATGTCCATAGCAGCTGAATCACCAGAATAAAATTCTCCTATATTTTCTACATCTTCGCCTAGATTAGATAATGCATTTTTAATTGATTCATAACCTGACAACTCTGCAGTTTCCTGAATATTATTTTCTAATGCTTCAACTTTTTTAATAGGATCTTCATAAGGCTCAGCATCTGTAAAAACACTTAAGAACCCAGCAACCTCTTCTTTAGGTAAATCATAAATTTTACCATCAACTTTATACGTTGTAGGTAATTCCAAAGAAGTATCTACCGGCTCTGATACCATATTGTCGAGCGCTACATTTTCCTCCACAGGCGCACTCTCTTCCGGTGAAGGTATTGACTTTTCCACAGTTTCGTCTTCTTCAACTATTACTGCATCTGGAAATTCATTTAAAAATCCTTGGACTTCTTCTTCAGGAAGATCGTAGATTTTACCATTTACTTGATATGAAACCATGAATATTATTTTCTTTCGTATTGATTATATTTTTGCCCTTCCTCTGTTACAGATTCATCTCTTTGCAATCTGCCGGTATATAATAAATTTTTAGCAATTTGCTGCGCTAAGTCTTTACTAAGTCCTTCACGCTCTAATAAGTTTTGGAAAAATACATAAGGTGCATCACCAGCATTTACCGTAAAACTTTCAGTTGGTTTTGCTCCATTTTTCTTAATTTTTATTTCTGTAATATTTCCATCATCATCTTGAAAAATTCCATCATCCACTAAAGAATAACCTAATCCAGCTAGCCCTTTATTTACAGTAGAAATATTATCAAATTGAACCTTTCCAAATATAGTACCATCTTTATTCCTAGCCATTCCAAAGCTATCTAAGTTTTCAGAAAACTGTACTACAAAAGCTTCAGCGTTGGCTAATGCTTTAGCTTCGCCTGAACCGCCTTTACCATCTTTGCTACTAACAGCTTTAGTTTGATAGGTATTGTTTTCTTTATAATTAGGTATTAATTTAGAAGCATACTCAGCATAAGCTTTTACAAATTCTGTTTGCATTTCGCTTCCTTGTTGTAATAATTCTGAGGCGCTAAATTGCTTATTACTTTCTTTACCTATAATTGCCCAAACATCTTCAGCATCTTCTGGAACAGTAAAAAATGATCTTGCCTGAGCTTCAAATTGCGATGTAGTGGCCTGAGCTATTCTATTAGCTGCTGTAGCAGTGTATAATGTTTCATATTTACCATTATCAGATAACTTGGTAAATTTATAATTAGACATTGCGCTGTCAGTAAGTTGATTGTTTTTGTCTAAATATCCTGCTTTTTGATAAGTGCCATATATCATAGAATCAATACCAGGAACTTTCCCGGGATCATATCCGAACAACAAGCGAGCATCTTTATCAATAACTCCCTCAATATTTTCTCCTGAAAATCTTATTCTATAACCACCTATTTCTGCATCCCAATAAACTTCTTTTTGCCCTTTAGCAAAGCCGTTGTTTATATTTTGTGCAGCAACCCAATCAGCTGTACCGGGTTTACTTTTAGACATACCCCCTTGCGTACCCGCTGTAGCGGGATCAAATTCTTCCCCGTAAAATACCTTAGATTCTTCATCCATTTCAATTACAGAATATAATTGTTGCAATCTTTTCTGGGCTTTGCCAAATCCTTCTTGTGCTATTTTTAATTCTTCTTTAGTAGAGGCGTTTTGCATAGCTATTCTATTTTCAGTAACTAAATTTAAAACTTCATCAGCTTCTTTACTATATATTGAATCAGCGCCTAGTTTAGCTAAATTAGCATAAACTTGCTCTTGATTTTTAGAAGCATATTCAGCTGCCCAATCTAATTGATCTTGTATTTTTTTAGCTAGCTCATCATCTTTTTGACGTGTAAAATCAATATAATCAGTTGTGGCTTTAGCTACATTTGATATTGTATTTGCCCATATTTGACCTGATTGATTATCTACAACCGTTATTGGATTTTCATATGCTCCCATTATAAATTTGCTATTATATTATCTCCTGTTTTTATTTGATCAAACAATGCTTTTTCGTTAAATTGCGCCGTCCCCGGCGCTAGTCTTCCCCCGGTTTATATGTTTTTTGTAAATAAGCAGATGTAGTATCAGCTATTCCTGATATTCCAGCCCCTGTTATAGCCGCGGCATCTGCCCTCGCCTGGGCTTGCGCTTGTGCCTGCCCGGTTATTTGAGCTTGTTTTCTATTAAGTTGTTCCGTTTTTCTTCTTTCTTTTTCCCCGTAAACAAATGCGGCGCCTTGAGTTCTTCCTTGCTCTAATTTTTCAGCTTGTCCAAGTTTGACACTTTGAAGCCTTCGCTCTTCTGCTATTCTATTAGCTTCTAAAGTAGCTTCTCCCTGCGCTCTTAATTGTTCATTTTTAGCTTCTTGTTGTTCTATATTTGCAGCAACACCTTTTTTACTAGCCAAAGCTGCTTGAGCTAGCGCGGTTGCGCCTCCTGCACTTGCCCCTGTAGCTCTTAATGTATCTAAAGTATTAGCTAAAGCAATATCTGTTTGTTCCATTTGTATTTCAGCAGCCTGCGTTGCTACGCCTAAACTGTCAAAAGGATTAGTCATTTTAGAACTTAAGTCTTCAGCTATACTAGAAAAGTCTTGCATACCAGCATAAGGATTTATGATTGGTTGTCTGCTATTTTCTAATTCTTTTAGCTCTCCCTCTAATCTTCTTTTTTCTCTCGCTGCTCTATTAGCTCTTTTATTAGCGCTGCTAGCGCCAAAAAGGCTACCTATAAGTTGAATTCCGCCACTTATTGCTAAAGCGGCCCCAGCACTAATAGGTTCCAGTTTTATTAATCCTTCGATTTCATGGCCATACCATGCGAGCTTTAATATTTCAATTACTTGTTCCATTTGTTATTATTAATAAGATGATTCCGCGTATTCCGAAGATACAGCAAATAATTCTTTTGGGCCGCCATAATCAGTAACAGTATCAGTAGACATGGTAACTGTACTAAAGTACCCTTTAATACCGCTCATTTGATTGCCAAACTTCACTTCGCCGGGAGCAACCGCACTATTATTAATTATATTAGCCATATATTTATTTTCTTTTCTAGTAAAACCTGCTCTATTTAAGGGCGGTGTAAGTCTTGCGGGAAATTGGTTGCCATAATTATCGTAAGCCCCTTGATTATAACTATATATTAAAGCTGTTGTATCTTGTGTGTTAGTAATAGCAAAGTTTAAAAAATCAGTATCAACAGTACCAATTCCTGTAAAATCAGAATTAATGCTATTAACTTCCCATCCATTGCTCCCTTCGTAATTTATTGTTTTAAACACTTTTGACATACTAGGCCTAGGGTTAAATATAAAGGTTATACTAGAATCATTATTTACTCCGTAAAAATTTGATCTTTTAATAGTTGGATCTTCAGAGTTGTGTTGATATAAAGCCGCTGCTGTTGATGATGCTGAGCCGTTATTTACAGTATAAAAATAATTTTTTAAACTAAAACCTAATCCAGGTTTATAATTAAAAAAGCTATTCCATCCATTTATATCATCGTCAAATGATAATGTAAAATATGAATTAGTGGCTACATTTCCTAAAGAATCTGTTGTGAAAGAAGCATTAGCAGTCTGAAGCGACACCACATATTGTTTATTATAAATATCCCACATCCCCACAGCTTTACCAGCAACAAAAGGTTTGCCTTGATCTAACTCACTTAGCTTATCCCTAAAAAAGTCATACATACCATATCTTTGTATTTCTTCTAAACCGTTATTAGATAATCTTAACACCGCATTCCTATCTTTGTCTACAAAGTATTGCCTAAAACCGTAAACAGCGTGACTTTCAGGATTTCTACTAATACCAAAATTACCTGCATAAGCTTGTGGATCTCCTATAACTATATTACTAGTTGTTACTGTAGGATTTCCTTCAGCTGAATAGATAATGTTTTTATTAATAGGTGCTCTACTTACTTTGTCCTCTTGAAATATAGTTAAATAATAATCTTGAGCGTATAATTTTTGTATTGATCCGTAAGCCGGGTTTAAACTTTTAGTAATATCTGTTCCAACACTAAATACATTAGTATCATTAATTCCTGTACTTGAATTAAATATTCCTGAATATATTAATGAGTTAGTTCTAAAGGTCGCATTAGGCTCTTCTTCTACCAAATAAGCCCTAGGGCCGAAACTAACCGATGTATTATTATATCCTCCCCTAATTCTTGATTCTTCAATTGTCCAATTTTTAGCAATAATTGCAGCATTAGATGTTTCTACATTACCTCGATCATAACCTTGCAAACCGTAAGGTATGCCAAATGATCCATTCCAAACCGGAACAGACGAAGAATTTAAAACTTTCTTTAAAACAAAGCTATTAAAATATTTTACTTCTATAGTTGCTGGCATAATTTATTATTACTTATTTATAATTTTAATTACCAAGGTTGATATTGCATTGCTAATGATGGATAATTTGAATTAGCTAAACTTTTTAATCCTGTGCTGTCAAAATATGCCACCCATCTTCTATGTATATTTTGAGTTAATCCAGGGTTCCCGGTTGAACTCGTATTAGAATAGTCTGTTCCGTATACAGCATTAATGTCAGTTGAGTTTGACCCAGCAACATATTGAAACCACCCGGCATTATCAGGGACCCATGGTTGTGTAAGATCAGCATCTATATAAAATTTTGTAACATATTTCATATGCCATTCTCTGGCAAACAGAGTTTGGTTTGCACTTCCGGTTGATGCAAGCTGCGCTGTATTTTGTGCATTATTGCTAACTCTATACTGGTAAGAATATATATTGCTTCCACCATAAGCTGCTGGATAGTAAAAGTCACCAAAAAATACATTAGCATTTACTAGGCCGCTTATTATATTAAATCCATCTGCCGGACATTCGCTAGATCCGTATCCTACAACTATAGGATTATCTGACCCGTTTGAACTTTTAATGCCCCAAGGATAACGCACAATTAATCTATAATCGCCAAATTTATCGCTAACCCCGGCATAAGGTGATTTACCTATTACAAAAGTTTTTCGTGCAATAGCATTTTGAGTTTCACCATTAAGTGCTTTTGCCTGTGTGTTTGCTTCTAAGCATGCTGTATTTAAAATATCAGTTGTAAAACTAGAACTATTAACTCTTGTAGACTGAAAATAATAGGGCAAGTCTCTTTTATTTATTATTCCATGTCCCCCAACACTGCCTCCAGAGTCAAATGCGTCTCTATTTATTTGAGAGCCTCCAAAATTAGTAGGCTTGCCTTCAATATCTGTTGCTGTAACCCAATTATTACCTCCCCCAAATGGTCTATATTGTAAATAGATAGGATACATAAGCAAAGGATAATCATCAGTTGTTAATCCTTCAAGCCCTACGTTTAATTGATTAAAATTAATTTCTACACCTATAAATGCTGTTCCTTGGCGCAATCCAGCTTGAGATTGGTCTAATGTTGTAGCATTAGCTGAAGACTGGATAGCCATTGCGTTTTGGTTTTTATTAAGCATGTAGAAACTTGCGCAATCTGGCACAGAATCGAGAACTTTAGTTTCACCACCGCCACTTACAGTTACTTCGTTTACATTATTGCTTAATTGCAAACCACTATAAGGGGCTCTTATATCGTCATTACTTATAGATGACACCCCGGGAAGTGGGGTAGACCCGGCCGCATTGATGAGAGCATTTGTTCCTCCTACAAAATACAAAGCCCCAGACTCTCCACCTGAATTAGCAATACCAAACCCATATTTAGAAGTGGACCCAAATTCTGTATTAAGAGCTTCGTTACCAAATAAAACAGTAAGCTGCAAATTAGCAGCGTCAGTTGGGCCACCCGCATCTGTTAATGTAATAGTTATAGGGTATGGGCCCGTTAAATCTTCTGTTGTTGATAATTCGCCATCGGCGTTTATACTAAATATAGTTTGATTAGCGGGAGATGTAATAGACCAACTTAAATCATTTGTATTTAGACTTGTGTCAGCCGTTCCGTTTACGCCAGTAAATGTAGCTAATATCCCTGTTGCCCCAGCTGTATGTTGCAAAGTAAGATTGCTAGGGACTGGGTCAATATTTACAGTCGGTTGATTTGGTATTGTGTATGTTTTAAAAATAGGTGAAGTATTTGCTAAAGGCACTTCAAAACCCGCAGAACCAGCAGATTCTCCAGCCGCGGTTGTAAAGTTAACTGTTATATTATATACTTTTTCTGTTCCAGCCTCTAAGCTATAATAAAAATCTTTAGTACTTTGTATTTTATATCTATACCAAGTGTTTTGGTCTTGATTATTATAAGGTTGCCCATTAGATGGTACGTTAATAACGGTAAAAAAGGTAGATTTATCCCCTTCATCACTTAAGCTTGTAACACTTGCTATAGACGCGGTTAATCGATTGGCTGGTAAATCTTGGTTTACAGCTTCGCCTAAAGAAGTAATATCTACAGGAGCCCATCCCGCTCCCGCAGTTGACGGCAAGATATCTACATTACCATTTGCATGGCTTTGATTTTCATTAAAATCTACTGTAGTATTTCCAGTGGCGCCGGTAACAACATTAGTTGTAGTTTCTATAGCTGTATTTAATTCTGATATTAGTCCGCTAGTAGAAGTTTCATAATATATATCCAACCTTGATTCAGTAGGCTCTGTTTCAAATACTGCGAGTTGAAAAGGATAAGCACCGGCTTTCGCAGCACTTCCAATAGGTAAAGAATCTATTTGTGATATTCTAGCGATTAAAGGATTAGATTTAGAGTCATATAAATTTGTTATTGTTGTTGCACTTGGGCCTGTAACGTCTTCTCCTAACACGTCAGCAACTTCCCCAATGGTTATTACGGTATTCGACTGAATACTAGGAAAAAATTGTTCATTATAAGAAGGAAAAGTTGCAGACACAAAATTAGGAGTAACTCTTCCAAATAATTGTACTGAACTTCTAAATTGTTTTTGTTCGGGGCCTACTTCACTTAAGTCTCTAGGAACTTTATTTATATTATCATTTATTAAAGTAATAAACCCTACCTCGTTTTCAGTGTCATTTAAATCTGTAACTCCAGCGGGCGGCCCGTTAAGTATACCAGGTAAATAAACGTTATAATAATCTTGCTCGAATTGTTTAACCACGACTTTATAACTATACCAACCTAATGGATTGTAATTATTACCTGAACCAATATAAAGCCCCGGTATACCAGACCCAGCAGGAATTGGAGATGGGGTAGTTATAGGGCTATTAAATAATATTTTTAAAGCATCACCGGGCCAGGAAGCTACAGGAGTATCAGCGTCGTTTCTATAAGGATGATAATGAGTTGAAGCGGCAAAATTTCCAGACGGATCTAATGTAGCTTTTTCTAAAAGTTTAGATAATAATACTGTAGATGATCTTCCATATCTATCTGAAACAATAATGCCAACTTGATAATTTCTATTTTGTTTTAAAGTGCTATTGGGGTACTCTACTTTACTAGTAGTGCCGGCCGCTAAATTAAAATTAGATTTATCAAAAGCACCTACTTCATAATCCAATTGGGGTGTAAGCTGGCCATTGAGATCTTGGAAAAGCGGGGTATGTTTATCTTGAAAATTACCATAAATAACTCTATTTCCCGATATTTCTTGAGAAAAGGCTTTAACAGGCACTTTATCATATACCCTAATTAAATCCGCCTCGGGTAATGTTTTATAAGGCTTTAAACTTTGATAAGTATAACTTATAGTAGAGCCGGTATGAGTTGTTTGGAAGAGTTGATTGGTTACTGATAAAGTGTCTACTACTTGTACGGCTTGCGCGTCTGATTCTTTATAAATAATATCAATTTCTGTAACTTTTAAAATATTATTTAATGTAGCCCCGGTAATAGCTGAGCCATCTATAGCTTTGGGTAAAGGAATATTTAAAGTAATTTCATTTACTTTGTTTTCCATAAAACTAACTACAGTGCTTCTAAACGCTGCATCTTCATCCTCAGCATAAAAATATCCGTCTTGTTTGGGTATAAAACATTCTTGAGTAAAAGGAGCTAAAGCCGAATACTCATTGTCTTCAAATTTAAATCTATAGCTAAATCTTACAAATTTATCTTCTAAATAATCCGGGTCTCCAGCGTAGTTTGGATTTCCACCAGTGTCTGTTTGTAAATAAGGATTGGTTGGCGGGTTTGCGTCTGCAGCATTAATTTTAGGCACCGCAAGGCTTACTACATCTTTCATTGTAGTTTCATATTGGCCCGCTATAGAGCTTTCTTGGTACAAATTTATAGCTTCATAGGGTGCAAATTTAGCTACTGAAATATGATCTTCAGTAGTATAATATCCTAAAGTTTTGTTTATATTTATTTTTCTTGGTTGATTCCTATTGTCTGTCCAAAACAATAAATTTTCAACTATGTTAATGCCATATATAGGATTTTGTGTAGAAAAATTTAAAAAAAGTCCTTCAACTAATTTAATAGCAGTTTGATTTAAAGTATCATAAGCATAAATAAAATTATCCGCTCCAGAATTATACGCAGTTCCTGTATTGTTGGTTAAAAAAATGTATACCATATTATTTGCAGGATTTACAACATGGCCTATAGCTTGAAGACCTGTTGCGCCTGAATTTAAAGCTTGAAAATTGCCTTGCGGCAACAAAGCATTACCTAATACATTTTCTAATGCCCCTACGTCATCGCCCTCGGATTTACTAACTTGTATATTAAAGCCTTGTCTATACTCGCCTTGAGGCACTAAACGTGCATCAAGATCTAAATTCATTTTAGACTTTATAAAAGCATTTTTAACTTCTGCCATTTATTTAACTTTTAATCCATTTAGATTTATTACGCATTACTTGAACTATTTCATCTAATTTAATATTAGATAATCTAATTTTAGCATTTCTAAGCAATGCACTTTTTTCTCTTTTATATCTATTAACTATATATTCAGGGGTATTAACTTTTGTGGAAAGTACAGCATGGTTTACATAAGCATATACGGCTGCTTCGGCCATTTTAGGAACTTTCATGTCTTGATCATAAGCAAGACCGTCAGATATATATTCAAATATTACTAAAGCATCTCTTAAGTCACTCGAAAAAGATATTTTACCTTCTCTATGGTTCATAGTAAACCAACCGTTTCTTTGAGATGTTTCTGGATTTAATCCATATCTTTCTCCAACTCTTCCTTCAAAACCAAACCCATACCAAGTGCCCGGATAAATCCCGCTTTCTACATCTTTTGAATTTAAATTTCCATTAATTAATCTATCATTAGCGGCGGCCCATCTTTCTTCTGTTAAAGAAGTAGCGTCTATGTCTTCGCTAAAGTTGTCTTGAAGAGGAACACCTTGAAAATCCTGAGGTAATAAACTGTCTGGATTCGAAGTTAATGTTGTAGGATATATAATATGTTTAACCCCTAATTGATCTACCCATGACATTTTTACATAGTTTACATAATCTTGAGGCATTGGTATTGATAAATTATGAGGAATTTGAGCTTCTTGTGATTTTATACTTGGCAAAGTATCATAGCTAAATTCTTGTAATGCGCGCTTAACATGAAATATAACATCATTGCGTTTTACATTTTGAATAATTTTTCCATTACCCACATAGCCCACTAAAAAATTTGTAACTAATTCTGAAACTTTTATAAAAGCATACTCGCCGTAGTTTTCTTCAACCGTATTACCGTAAGCATTTTCATTGCCATAATTACCACCAGTTAAAGTTTTTAATTGTACAACTATAACTAAATTAGCAGCAGGAGTAGCTGCGAAAGTTATTGTATTGTCAGCCACGCTATATGTTTGTATGTATTCTGTGTATGATCCAGCTATTCCTGTAGGGCTAGTGTAAAGTTTAAAATTATTATTTGCATAATTTACGGTGCTAGGATCAAAACTGCTAAAAATTAAATTTGTATTAAAAGTAGTTGTAAATGTACTTGTAGCTCCGTCTGCTAAGAATGTTTGTGCTCCAGCGTAATATTGTGCATTGGTTTCTTGTATTAAACCACCATTAGGTTTTGCCATAACTTATTAACTTTTTTGGTTTATTTCATCCATTTGCACTTGCTGTGCTGCGGCTTGTACTATTTGAGGATCTCTTATAATAATTCCAGCATATTGTAGTATTCTTAAGATAACTTCTGTTTGTTCACTTTCATGAAGCTCAAAATTTATAGATCCGCTTGGCTCTGTAGTAGCATTGTAGTCTGATTCATTCCAATTGTATTGGCCTAAACTGCCTACTAAAAATCCCCAAATTACATTAGACGGCTTTTTAACATACTCTACTTGCACATTATTTTGTATAGTATCTGGCTTTACAAATAAATAATTATTCTCATACAAATATGTAGGAAAAGTTTCAGTTGCTTTTGTTAATTTAGATTTTTCAGAAGTATAAAAATCATTTCTTTGAAGTCTTTGTATAAGAACTTCATTCTTATATGTTACTTCGCCTATCCTGTATAAATTTACTGTTCTTCCATAAGAATCAGTTGTAGGTAAAGTAAAATAATTAGTAGGGGTAGGTGATGTATTATTATAAGAGGCGTTGCCAAACGTTTTAAATATAGCTACCTTTTCATCTATATTTTCTAATCTATCAGCGTAGTTTAAATTGCTTTGAGGAACTCTAGCCTGTTGATTTAAATCTTCAAAATATTTTTCAAATATTTCAAGTTGAACTTGTGTTCCTACTTTGTTAAATTCATCAGGAGTCATATACCCCCTTTGCTCTTTATTTAAAATAGACAACACTGTTTGATATACAGTATTTACGTTTATTGCCATTTTTGTTTTTTGTTATATAATAGTAAAGCCGCCAAATGACGGCTCTACATATTATAAATATTACACGTTATAGAAGTTTTTTCTCTATAGATTTGTAAATTTCTATACCTTCATCTGTTTTAAAGAATGCAGCCATAGCGGAATATGGGTTTTCGTCAAAAGGAACATTCATTATTTTCCTTCCTGTTTTAGCCCATGCAAAAGTTCTTTGATCTTGTGATAAATTTAAAAGACCTAACTCCGTAGCATTAATAGCTACATTTCTTAATTGCACATTTTCGTCATTAGCCAATTCTAAGAATAGTTGAGCGTTTTCTTTAGCAAATATTAAAAGATCTCTTTTAATTTCTTTAGAACTCATGTCAGATACCTTAGAACCAACCTCAACTCTTAAAATAGCCTCAGCTTGATCTATATCCATATCTCTTGCTACATTTAATGCCTCAATTATATATTCAATAGTTTCTAAATCGTCTACAGCTTCTTCTACAGGATTAAATTCGTTATATTTTACTCCTTTCATTGGATGATAAAGAGATAATAATCTTTGCAAATTTTGTTTTTCCTTAGTTACGGTTAATGTGCCATCCCTAAAAACAATATGCCCTAATGTTGCTTCACCCGATTGTTCATCAACTAATGGCGAATTTTGATTAGTTGCATATCTTAATTCTCTTTGTTCATTTTTTTCTTTATCAAACCATAATAAAGGATAACGGCTCGTATGACGAGATGCTATAGTATATGTTAATGGAGTTTTAAGACCATTTAGTAAATATGTTCTGTCTTTAATTTCCCATTGTGGTTTTTTGGATGTTGATACTTTAGCTGCAGGTTTTGCAACTTCTTTTGCTTCAATTACTTGAGGTGCAACCTCAATATCTTTTACTGCTTGAGTAGCTTTTTTAGCCATGATATAATAAAATTAAATAGTTAAAAGGTAAAAACTACCCCCGTTAATACAACGAGGGTAATTTATACCAGGTAAATTATGATGCAGTAAACAATACGAAATTGTTAGCACCTTGTACACATAAACATCTTTCAGACAAGAAGTGAACATCCATAGAGTCAATGTCAGAAGTATAAGCACCTCCAGCAGATCCAGTAATCCAAGATTTCATTCTTCTATCTTCAGTTTGTGAAGCTCTGTAACGAACATGTAAGAAAGGTCTACGAATATTAGAACCTAAGATTTGATCGTATACAGTTGATGTACCAGCAGGAATAAGAACTCCATCAATTGCTGAAACAGCTACTCCACCTCTAGTTGAAGCGTCATTAAGATATTTCCAGTCAGTTTTATAAAAGTCATAAGAACCTCTTCTAAATCCTGAGAAACCAAGATTCAAAGCCATTTCTTCAGAGTTTTCAAATAGACCAAAAGCAGTACCTCCTCCAATACCGGAAGAAATAGCACCTAGCATATCATCAAAATCCAAAGAAGTTTTTCTATTTAAGAAAAGCATGTTCTCTTCAATAGCACCTTGAGTATCAAGATTTTTAAGAATGCTGTCAAATTCACCAAGACCAGCAGCAGCACTAAAATTATTTAGTACATTACCTCTAGCATTGATGGCAGCAAAAAGACCTTCAGTTCCGCCATAGTCAGCAGCAATACCAGCAACTCCAGAACCTGCAGCAGCTTTTTCACCTTCAACCATAGACATTTCAAGATAATCCTCAAATCTCAAACGAGTTTCAGACTCAGCTTTCAAATACCATAGGTATCCGGATGTTCCATCCTCAGTAGCAACTTCAACCCAACCAATCTGAGCCATATCTGATCCATTGACCACATACTTTTCTTTAATAATAATTGGTGAATTGTTAAATTGAGTGAAAGATGGGGTTACGCTTCTAATGTCAGCATCTCCAGTCCCTTTTCTATATTCAGAACCATATACAAATATTTTAAGATTTGTAGGGGCTCCGGCACCAAACGTAGCAGCAAGATCAGCTCCAGTATATGTAGCTACAGTAATTGTTGCTAAAGTAGCAGATGTATCTACACTATTGGTTACTAAAGCTTTTACTTCAGCTCCAGTAGTAGGATTCAATACTACAATAGTTTGGTTGATAGAAATTGCATTATCAACGAAGTTAGCGCCAGCAGTTGCATTAAGTACAAAAGTTAAAGTTGTTGCGCTAGCTTTAGTTACGTTATTATATGCAATGTGCAATCTATTTTGTTCTGACCAAATTACTTGATCAGAAGTCATAGGCATTTCTGCTCCTACCATACGTAGAAATCCAGAAAGAGTTCGGTTTCCATATCGCTCTACTTCTTGTTCGTAGATCTCAGGAAGATATTGTGCTGCGAAATCTGAAAAATCGTCGCCAGCTTTATCTGTAAATTGCAGATAATTTGTAGACAGAACTTGTTGTTTCTGACTAGGTTTAATTGACCCAAACGAGGGTACTACATTTGCCATTCTTTAAATTTTAATTGTTAAATTTTTTTGTTCTAATTTTAAGTTTTGAAGAGTCTAGTCCGCTAATAGCTTTTACTTTTAATCCATTAACAAATACATCGCCCGGGGCAGTCTGCCTTGGCTCAGTGGTTATGTTTTTAGTTTTAGCAACTTGTTCTTTAATGGCATCGGCACGGCCTTGCTCGTAGAAATGTGTTGCCATAGTATCGGCATTGCGGGCAGCATAAATCGCTTTATGATAACCAGCGGGATCTTTCATTTGACCATCTTTGTCTAGGAACGTCCCGACGAAGTCTGTAAGATCTTTTTGATTATCAGCAGTTGATTCAGGATCTTTAATACCATATCTAACTTTCTTTTCTCCTAATTTAAAATCAAAACCTTTGAAATCATTAGAAAAATAATCTTTAGTTGTATTAATGAACCCTTCCCGAACTGCGTCATTACGCTTTTGCTCTTCATTGTATCGGTTAAAAAAGTCAGTCGCTTTTTGTTGCTCTTGAGTAGTACCAGGCCTTAGTTTAATTTCCTCGTAATATTTACTCTTAGTTTGCTCTAAAAAGTTTTTGGCTTTTGCAACTTCTTCTTTATACGCTATTTTTTTCTTGCGTATGTCTCTATCCTCATCCACTTCTTCATCCCATGTAAAATCTTCTAATAATAGATTTACGTCTTCTGAATCTAAATGAGGCTTATTCTGTTTATAATATTCTCTTAATAATGTATTATTATCTACATTTGAGTAATCAGCATTTAGTCTAGCATAGTCTTGTACATCTCCCCCGGTTTCTTCCATAAACTTTATAAGCTTATCTACTCCTTCTGGAAGCTCTTGTGCTTTTGTTTCCTGTAATATTTCTTTTTGTTCCGATGGGGCAGAGGGAGTCTCATTGCTTCCATCCACTCTTGTCTCTTCAGAATTATTTTCTTCATCTTCAATAATTTGTATTGGAGATTCTTCTACTGATTTTTCTTCAGTTTTTTCGGCAATGACTTGTTCTTCGGCGTTTCCTTTTCCCACCTCTTTGCCATCTCCGGATGATTCATGTACATCCACTTTCTTTGTGCTTGGCTTTTGAACGGCATCTTCTTCTTTTTTAATTTCTACTGGAGGTTTAGAAAGATCAACTTTAATAATGTCTTGCTCACCTGCTAATTTTTTTGGAGTTCTTTTTTTAATTTTAAAATCTCCTTCTTGTTTTACTTCTGTTGACATAATATGATAATATAAAATTAATTAATAAAATTTACCTTGGCTCAAATTGTTCTAAGCCAAAGCCACTTAAATTATCATTACCTGCTGATTCAAAATCTTTAGGTAATAAATCATTTTTTCTTTGATCGATAAGTTCAGATTGCTGTGTACCTTGTATTCTTACGCGTTTATCTTTTCTATCTTCTATTTCTTGTTCTTTTTCTGTTGTTGCAGATGCTTGCGCTTGAGCTAATTGTATATTATAATTAAACTCTTCTGCCATTAATTGTTTTTTAATTAATGCTTCTTGCTCCATTCTAGCAATTTCAAAATCTGATTTAGCTTTTTCAATTTGTACTTTTGTTTCAGCTAAAGCTTGTTGTTTTTGTACTTCAGCCATTGCCGCCGCTTCGGAAGCCTGTGCGTTAGCCTGAGCTTGAGCTTGAATATTAGCCTGCTGGGCCGCTTGCGCATCTGCTTGTTTTTCTTTTCGTTTTAATTTTAATAATTGATTGGCAAGTTTTATGTTTGAAACTTCTCTAATATCAATAGCATCATCTAAATCAATGCCTCCCCCTTGCAATGCAACTTGTATATTTTGTTCAAGCTTAGCTTTTTCTTCTTCATCTGGTTCTAATTCTAAAAATATACCAAAATCGTGCATTGCTACTTTTTCCATTTCTTGCAATGTATTTACATTAAATGTGTTGATGCTATTTAATAAAGCTTCTCTTGTTAATGGGAATTGTAAAGCATCATTAGCCCTCAGACTTATGTTTTCTGCTATTTTAATAGTTATATACATTAAAGCTTTTAGTATATGTCTAGTAGCTACATTAGAATTAGCGGCTGCCATTTTTTGTAAACCAACTAATGCATTCTTGTCAGGCATACTTCCATCAACAGCCTCATTCAGCCCTGTAACATCTCTTATCATTTGTAAATAATATTGATAAGTAGATATTAAAGCTTGAACTTTAGACATTCCGCTAGATGATTGTAGCTCTTGAATTGGAACTTTACCTCTATTAAGATCTCCGTCTTGAGTCAAAGAGCGTCCAACAATGCTACCTGTCTGGAAATACATGTTTAATGCTTCTGCTGGGTTATAGTTTGTGCCATTACCTAAATCAACTTCAGCAAGACCATCCATATCTAAATAAACCCCATCTGGCACTACTCTTGATAATACTTGTTGTAATTTTAAATGAGTTAGCTGTATCATGTCAGCAAAGCTTGTAATACGACTAACAATAGAATCTATGCGGCCCTTATACATTCTAGGCGCACATATAGAGTAATTCATATTTACTTTTGTAACATCAGAACTAGGGCGAGTCATATTTTCTGCCATCTTCCAATCTATAATTTTGCTCATACCCATAACTTTTGCCCCTGTGTATAATACCTCTATACTTCTAGATACTCTGCTAAAGTTATCATTTTCTGGCGGATTAAAAGTGTCGTCTTTTTCTAATATTTTTTCTAATCCTTGATCAGTATTTTTTAATTTAAATACTTGGTTTGTATATGTTTTATATTCAAAAAATAATATAGAAACTAAATTATCATCATTTTGACCACCATAATTTCTTACATAATTACTGTAGTTGGTAGGCCCTTTATATTTTTGTATTTCCTTAAGATCATCATCTGTAAGCTGAGGATATAATCTTTTTACTTCTGAAAGACTTAAGTTTTTTACTTCACCTACATAATATATATCTTCAAAGTTAGGGTCTTCTGTATAAGAATATACTACCGACGCTGGATCTACATAATCAACCGTAATACCTTCTGAAAAATTAAAGCTAGTTTTAGATACCCCAATGCCTAACACAGCTAAATCATAAGCTATACGTCTTTGTATATCGTCATATTTATTATAAGAAAAAACATTTTTAATTATTTCTTCTTCAGCAATTTCAACACTTTGCTTATAGTTTAATTGTAAATATAAATCAAGCTCTTCTTGTGAGGAAGGCAAACTACCCGGATCGGCTGATGCATAAAAATTACCTCCAGTCAATTCATTTAACTGCTCTATTTGTTCTTTATTAATTATATCGCGTATTGCATTAAAAGCAAATTGAGTTCTTTCTTTAAGAGCAAATGGGTCAGTAGCAAATGATTTTATTTCATAACCTTTATCAGTCATGCCATTAACTACAATGTCTACAAACTTAGGTATTACTGGTACAATTTTCCAATCTAAATTTAAATAAGATAAATCACCATTAATAGATAATTCATCTTTATATTTTTGTATTGGCTGCTCGCCTCTAGCATATAGTCTTAATCTATGATAATTCTGAAAGTTCTGTAAATACCTTTCGCCCCCAATATCTTGCCGAAACCACTCATTTTCTATAGCTTGAGCAACTTGTAGCCCATAGTCATAACTATTCTTTACTGAATCAGGTACTACCTGATCTGGGAATGAACTGTTATAATTAGTATTAATCATTTATCTAAATTATTTTTGATGTAGAACCATCGTTATTATATCTTTTTATTCCTAAGTTCATTGGTTTAAAAACTTTTTTAGCTACTGGAGCATATTTATTTTTATTACAAGCCATTATAGCGAGCCCAGAACTTATAGAAGCATCGTGTTTTGTTCTGTTATTAAGATTAAATTTTGACCAATCGTTTAATGTTCTTGTAAAATATAAGTCTCCGTGAGTTTCTCCGTTAAACCCTACATGAGAATCAATATAAGATTCTATAGCAGCTGCATGAGCCTGCTTCATATCTTCACTTGAGTTAGGCACTCCTCCTATTTCTCTTTCTGTTATTGATAATTTATTATAAACTTTATCAGGTCTATTCATAGAATATCCTCTATAGCCTCTTCTTTTTAAATAATATAATAACCTCGGCTTATTATTTTCTGCAAGTATTGGCATTCCATAAAATACTAAAGCCATAAGTACATCTTCAAAAAATATTTCAGCATTATCAGGTCGTGATATATATTCTAAAAAGAAATGGTTAGGGGGTATATCTTCCATGGTAAATTTTGTTAGTCCATGTAATGAGCCTTTAGACCCTCTACCATCAACTGTGCCGGATATATCATAACTATCACATCCAAATGCCCCGCAATGTTCATTAGCCGGGTATCTTAAATTACCTTTTGCAATAGACCTATTTTGCATATTATGTGGCGGGATCCATGAAATAAAAAACCGTCCGTTGTTATTAGGCGCGAACTCAACTACTGAATCTTTAACGCCACCTTGCCATTGAAAATTTCCTTGCGTTATAAGACCTGTATACTTCATTTCTTCAACATAATCTATCTGCTCGTATATTTTAGTTAGATTAAATAAAGATTGTTTTGTTTCATCTCGAAACGCGTGCTGTGTTGTTCTAGGAAATTGACGATAGAATTCATTTAATGCGTCTTGATCTTTTTTTAATCCATCAACTTCATTCATCCAATAATCAATAACTCCAGTATCTATGTCTGTGCCATCAATACTTTTGACTAGCTTTTCCGGTGTATCGAATACAGGTATTCCATGCATATCAATGAATCCCTCGTAATTCCATTCCATAGGTATGAACAAAGAATATAATCCTGAGCTAGTCTGTCCGTTGCGGTTTCTTTTAGTAACATCTGATCCTTCATATAATTTTTTAAAATTATTACCTCCTTTATCTAAAGCATTTGATGTAGAACCCATCATACATTTTCCGACTACCCTGCTACCTAGTCTTAATGTTGTTTTGGTTACTCTCCAATTGTTAATTATATTATCTGGTCTTTCCCATTTACCAGATTCATCATGAACTAAAAGCTTTAGCTTTTCTCCATCATATGAATTATCGCCTGTATTTTTCCAGTCGATTGTAGTATCAAGCCCATCAATTTCAGCTAATTGTTCGCCTACTTCTATCTTGCGCCGAGTTAGTTTGGAGGCGGGCACTCGGTAAGCAAGCTCTGTTTTCGGACGATCCATACCATCTTGGACGGGCTTGAAGAAGAAGGGATAATTGATTGATATTGGAACGACTTTATCGGTAAACATTTTTTTGGCATCAGCCCCAGTTTTTGATAAAATTCCAAATCTCGCGTCGCTTGACATTGTTGCCTGGTTAACAGTTTCGTTCGATGCCATGAAGCTAAACCCAGACCGTCTGTTTTTGAGGTAACATATTCCATAACATCTGGTATCTGCTTTACACGCTTCCCAGAAAATATAGAATAATCTATTTGATTCCCTAAAGTCGGCGGCCCCAACGTCAATCTTAGTCCACTGCAGGTACATGTAATGAGACCCAGTAATATAAGTTTCAGTACCATTATTGTAGAACGCAAAACCTTCTTCTCTATATTTAAATTCATTATCTATATAGTCGTACCATTGTTCTTTAAAATTGTCAGGATAATTATTCCAATCAAATACACTTTTAATTTTTTGTAATTCTTTGGGATAATTAAATTTTTGCCAATATTGCTCTTGTTTATTATTAGATCTTTTAAAGCATCTATTGATTAATGGTAAACCTATTTTTAAACCTTGAATATCGTACACTTCGCCAAGCTCGCCTGATTTACTTATTACAACTAAATCATGCTCTTTGTTATATCCGTATTCCCAGCTTTTTTGTTTATTTTTTTTCTTTAATATATTGGGCTTTACATAATCCGGTATTATTGAATATAGTGTTTGCTTATATATCATTTAGATCTTTTTTCAGCAAAGCCTCCGAATGTTTTTTGATTAGCAGATTTATCTTCTAACAATTTTTCTTCGGTTTCAATTCTTGTTAATATTTCAAATGCATCAAATATTGCTAGCTTTTTGGTAGCTGCTGCATTTTTTAATCTATCTGCTGATATGTCATCTTCTGAATCTACAATAGCTTCCTTAGCTACTTTAATTAACTCCTCAACTGCTTTTTGCCCAGCTTGGATTATATTCAGTTTGGTCTTCTTTACATTCATATTTAATAACAATATCATTAGATTTCATACAATACAATCGCTCGTTGTCAATTATAAACTCCCATTCGCTATTAGGAGTAAACCCTACAAGGTCGCCAGGTGCTATTTCAAGTGCATTTAAAGAGCTATTGCCATACTTTAGTATACCAATATACTTTTGTTCTTTTTCTAAGCTTGTAGGATCATTATTTAAAAGAGGCTTAACAAAGCATCTATCCATAAACGAATGCCACTTATCGCTTTTTTTGTAAAGATACACCTGATCGGGCTGACAAAAGTAAAGATTGTCTTTAAAATATTTACTGCTATTTTTTTCTTTACCTTTTATATCATAATATCTTCTAAAAACATTATGATGAATTACGATTTCATCACCTTCTTTTATAACGGTATTATAAGCTTTTGGCGTAGATATAACTTTAGCAAGTTTATTTATAAACTTAAATGATTCTATATTACAATTTAATATTAAATCCTTATTATTTACTTTAGTTGTATTATTGTATCTTTCTCCGATAGGCTCAACGATAAAATCGTAGATACTATTCATATTCTAAATTATATTCAACAGAAATAGCCATGTTAGAATTAAACTTTTTCCACGGTAATACTTCATTGTTTTTTTTAATAAAAATATTATAAGAACTATCAGTATCTTCAAATATGATATAAGCTATTTTGTGTCCTCCATATACCTCCTGGCCTACAGAATAATGCATAGCATCATTTTTATAATCAGAACCGATGCTGATCTTCCTTATAATGCTGCTCATCTTATTTTTCTTCCTGCTTTTCTATTTCTTTGTAAACACCTGTTTCCAAATCAATACTAATCGCTCCATACTCTTTTTCAAGGTCTTTTTTATAAGCTTCCATATCTTGCTCAAGTCCAGCGTATTCATGTAATAAAACGTGTTTTTGATTTTCAACAAGTCCAATGTCCCTCAATTTGTTGTTCATTGTTACTTGTTGTTCTTTGATTTTAGCTAATTGTTCCTCTGTTACTTTTTTTTCTTTTGTACTCATTTGATTAAATTTAATTAAATTATTTTACTTTATCTTTTATTTTCTCAAAGGTTCTTAATCCGCCAAGACCAAGCATACCTAATAAGACTGTCATTAAATGCTCCATTTGTAATGCCGGAGGAGCGTCGGTTGTTTTTGTTATCCAAATAAATAAATCTCTTATTACGAAGTTATATGCTAATGCCACCCCGCAAACCCATCCTATAAACGGACGCCAGCCAGCGACAAATACTGTTCTATGTCCAGCTTCAATTTCATTTATTTTAGTTTGCAATTCTATTATTTCATTAGGGTCTAATTCTTTACCCTTAATTGCTTCTCTTATTTCCCACGCTAAGTTACCAGCTACTGACTTTCTGCCATCACCACCTTTTAGTAGGCCTAATAATAATTTTAACATAATTTAAGCTTTGTCGTAAGCTTCTTTTTCCCAAGGAAGATTTTTAGCACCTTCCTGCATTTGACTTCTAGAATATATTTTACCTTTCCAGTAAACATTATTGTCATCGTAATCTAAATCGCCTCTTTTAAATTGATCGATATGAATCATTTCATGATCAACAACTTTTTTAGTTTTAGATGGATCTAAATTTTTATTTATTAATATAGTTCCGTTATTATTAGCTTTGCCTAATACATCATTACCCAAATCTACATTATATATAGGCGTATTGTCTAAATTATACGGAGGTGTATTAAGTTTGAAAGCCATTATTTATAAGGAAACATTTTATTTAATTTATCTTTGCGAGCAGAACAGCCGCAGGGGATATTTAAACCCTCTGCGACTCTATCTACTACACTTTTAATTCCAGTAACTTTAGTAACTTTTTCAATTGAATCACCAAGTCCTTTAGATTTGCTCATTATACAACTAGAAATTCAGTTACAGTAATTCCAGCAGGTAATCCAACAGTTGATTTTACACCACCTGGATTAGCAGTAAGAGCGGCATTAATTGCATCTCTTACGGAAGGGGTTGTTTCTGATGAATGAGTTAAAGTAACCGTGTCTAATGTTGGGGCAACAGTATGAATTGTTGTTTTAGTTCCTTCATTTGCGCCAGCAGCATCTCCAGTTGTTACAGAAACAATTGTATCTGTGTTAATTAAGTGTTGTCCGTCTTCGAAAGCATCCGCGCCTCCAACGACTTTGATAGAAATAAATCTTGCCATTTTGTTTTTGTTTTGTTATTGTTTATGTTTATGTTTTGCTAGGTTTATACAGTCCTATCTGTTTTCTTTAATTTTTTTGCGTTGCGCTTGCCTGCTAGCTCTCTTTTCGGCACTAGATTTGCCTTTTCTGTCAATACGCCCTTGAATTCTAGTAGCTCTATTTTCTAATCGTTTAGCTTTAGCTCTTGAACGCCTAGCGCTTGTTTGTTTTGCTCCTGTATCTGTGGATTTAGGCTTGCTAGCATCAATACTTTGTGCAGTCTTGTTTGTTCTTGTTTTTTCGTTTGCAGCCTTTCTTTTAACATTCGCTAATCTTAATTCTCTTTTTGAAAGTACCTTATCTACCTTAGGTGCTTTACCATCTGTTGGCTTTTGGCCTTGGGCCTTAGCACGCTTATTAAATTGAGCATCAGTAATATTAACTTTTTTGCCTTTTGTTTTACCATCTCTAGGTTTTTGGCCTTGAGCTTTTGCCCTTTTTTCAAAAGCTTCATCAGATATGATGGGTTTTCTTTTTGTAGAGGTTGTTGCTTTCTTTTTAGTTTTAATTTTCTTTTTAGGCATAGTTTGAGTAGACTCATTCTTTTGCGTAACAGTGGTAGGTTTTGTAAATTTATTAATTAGTTGTTGTGTTCCTGGCCTATTAACATCTTTAACTCTTTGCTTAATATCCACGCCCGCAAAGCTTCCTTTTATTTTAGATGTGTTAATACTATTATTGGTTTCTTTTTTAGTTCCATATTTAGTTTTTTCTCTTGCATACCTTTCATCATTATCCGCAAGAGAACCTAAAGCTTTTCCTATTCCTGAAATAAGTTTTGCGCCAAATAAGCCGGGCCCAAAAGCAACAGGAGAACCTTTCATTTTAAATCCCATCTTAATAATCTTTTTTAGCGGATCTTCTCATCTCCCCTTTATTACCACCATATTTTTGTCTGCTTGCAACTGAAGGCTTGCCAACTTGCTGTCCATATCCTTTATTCAT